CTGGACTATGCGGATCTGTGGACTTACGGTTTTCCTTGTCAAGATATATCTTTAGCCGGGAAGAAGCAGGGGATAGTGAAAGGCAAAACTAGGAGTGGTTTACTACACGAGGTAGAACGACTCCTAGAAGTAGCCAAAGAAGAGAGAACTCTACCGAAATACTTGATTCTCGAGAATGTGAAGAACCTTCTAAGCGAAAGGTTTAAAGGGGATTTTGAAAAATGGGTAGAATACCTATCTGACTTAGGATATGAGACAAAGTGGGAAAAACTCACAGCGTCCGATTACGGAATTCCTCAGAAAAGAGAGAGAGAGTCTTTGCGGTATCAATCAGAAAAGACCTTTACTGGGGATTCCAATTCCCAAAGCCTACCCCTCTCAGAGTCCAGTTCAAAGACCTGCTGGAAGAGAGTCCTAGTGAGAAGTATTTTCTGACAGACACATTCCTAAAATACTGTATGAACCATGAAGAAAATCACGATCACAAGCTGGGACTGAAATTCACACCTATACCCCGTTTAGATTGCACAGTTTCTAAAACCATCGTCACGAAAGAGGGGAGCCGGGTTGAAACGAATTTCATCATCGAATCTGACGGAGGAATAAGACGACTCTCTCCTAGAGAATGTTGGCGACTCATGGGGTTCAGTGACAGTGATTTTGAGAAAGCACAGTCGGTTTGTAGTGACACACAACTTTATAAGCAAGCCGGAAACAGCATTTGTGTAAATGTACTAGAAGCGATTTTTAAAGAGTTACTAAAGTAAAGAATGGAGGTGTGGTTATGATAAAACCATTGAACTTTGGGAATTATCAGACCATGAAACGGTATACATACAATCAAATGAACCAGTGGGCGACTTCGGTTTATGTGAGCGGATTTCAAGATGGACAGGACTCTATGCCACAGATCCTAGAGTATGACGAAAACACCCTAGAGGAATTTCTACTCAGTATTGACGGGGTGGGGAAAGAGACTGCTAAGAGGATTGTGCAAGCCTTTATAGAGAAAGGCGAGGTAGCATTTGATGTATAGAAAGGAAAGCATGGACAAATACAGGTACGAACTCACGATTTATAAGGGTGAAAATCTTATAAATACAATACAGCTTTTTGATGATGGAGAGGAAATTAAGGACTTTACAGACTTTGTAAAGTACAATTACCGGGAAAAATTACTGGAAAATTTCACAGAATTTGACGTTCGGTTAGAATCAAATCTACTTAATTCCTTGTTCCAAATAGTAGACGCGTTAAGTCTAAGATGGTGCTGTTATTACAAAGACGATGAACTTTTTTCCTATCTTATTTCTGTATATCAAGCACAGTTTAGCCACTCATTCGCGGACACCACTTCCCCTCATATAGAGGAAGTAAACAAGATTTTCCAGTCAGCTTTTCTTAAAAAATCATTAAAAGAAGCAGAAGGTGTATTGTCTATACCGGGAGAGGGTTACTTTATCGCATTTGGATATAATGCAAGATTTTCTTGTAAGAAAGTAGGTTAAAATTTATGCAAAAGATAGAAAATAATAAACTTTCCATTAACGAATATCAGCAAGAAGCACTCAGAACGGCTAGGTTAGACAAGTTTAACCGTATCGAGCAAATCACAAATGGGGTGCTGGGAATGAACGGAGAAGCCGGGGAGTGTGCAGACCTTGTGAAGAAGCATTTGTTCCAAGGACACGACCTAGACGAAATGCACTTGCTAAAGGAATTGGGTGATGTAGCATGGTACTTAGCTGTTACAGCATGGACTTTAGGATATGACCTAGAAACAGTCCTGCAAATGAATGTAGAAAAGCTAAGAGAGCGTTACCCTAACGGATTCTCAGAGGAGAGAAGCACACACCGGGAGACTGGCGACATTTAAAGAGAGGTAAAACCGTGTTCGAGAACATACCTAACGAATTAAAAGAATTGAATCAATGGGTGGTGGTTAAGTCTGATAGTAAAGCACCACTGGACGCAAATACAGGTTTTGGAGCGTCCTCTGTAAAGGCTGAAACATGGTCGGATTACGACACGGCTCTCAGTTGTATCGAGCAAGGGTATGTAGACAATCTCGGCTTTGTGTTTGCCAGTAACGGCTTAGTCGGCATAGATATCGACACAGGATATGACGAGGACGGTTTTCCTTCTCCTGTTGCTGTAGACATTATCAAGACTTGTAAGAGTTATACAGAGAAGTCAAGAAGTGGCAGGGGATTCCATATCCTAGTGAAAGGCAAGCTACCATTCAAGGGCAGAAATAACCTAGCAGGATTGGAGATTTACCAAGAAGCAAGGTATTTCATCATGACCGGGGACACGACTCTGTATAAGGACATTGTGGAGAACCAAGAAGCTATAGATTATATCGTTTCCAAGTATTTCCCCGAACAGGAACGCACCGGGAAATCTAGGTATAACGAGAAAATCTATACCCCAAAGTGGGTAGAGCCTGTGAATAACGGGAGAGTTAAGTTAAGACCTGTCTACGAGCCTATCAAGAAAGGCTGTAGAAACATTTCTCTCCTGTCTGTAGCCGGAACGCTGCATACACTTGGGTATTCTAAGAAAGCAATCTACAATGAGTTACAGAGGGTAAACAAAGAAGCTTGTGAACCCCCTCTCGATAACCGGGAGATTCAAACTATATGTAACAGTATTGTTAAGTACAGGAGGTAAAAATGCTTAAATTTGAAGAACTGGAACTGGATTCCAAAGGAGAACTTGTAGAGGTAATGAGAGTAACTGGAGCGGATATTGTGATGGTAAATTATCCCGTCCAAGGTGTAAAACTCTTGGTTGAGACTGCTAGAAGCTGTGAGGAGACAGAGAGCACAGACGGTTTTGACATAAAAATCGTAGACGAACAGGGAGATATTTGGTTTGTGAAAGGAAAGGTAAAAGCGAATGGTGAGACAGAAAGCACCTAAGTATTATGTGCCTTATGTGAGACATTGCGTAAGGTATTATGTGGCTAACAGGGAGCGTCCTGCATTTGACAATCCCGTAAGCCAGTATAACTGGGAGTCGGTAGACAAGACCTTATCTCAGTTAGACACACAGGAACGACAGATCCTAGAGGACGCTTACCGGGACGGACTGACAGACACGGCAGTATATTCAGTCTCAGACCGTTACAGAATCCCTCACACAAAGGTGTGGGTTCTCATTAACAAATTTGAGAAAGAGGTGGCGATTAACCGGGGATTATATCACTCATAAGAGGTGCAGATATGCAGGAATTTTTTGAAACAAAAAACGGACGAGTCATAACGGACGAATACTTCTCGGACAAAATGTACAAGATAAAATCCCTCCACCCGGAGAAAGTAGGAGAAGAGGATTCTGGGTATGAGTGGTCGGAAATTGGCATGGCAGGTTTGTTTGGAGAATTGTACAAGGACGAGGCTCGGTACTGTGCAGAACACAAAAGCTGGTATACCTACTTTGACGGTGCATGGAGAAAAGACGAGGGAGCAATTCTCGTATCTGAGAAGCTGAAAGACTTTACGAGACTCATGCTTATCTACTGTGGAGAGATAGAGGACGATGATAAGCGTAAAGCCTATACTAAGTTCATCGACAAGATGGGCGATAGGCGTATGCGAGACAGAATCCTCAAAGACGCAACAGGAGAATTGCATATTTATGCAGAAGAGTTTGACGCAAATCCGTATCTTATCAACTGTAAGAACGGCACTTACAACTTACGGAATTTCACCTTTTGTGAGCACAATCCAAAGGACTTTCTGACAATGCAGACAAACTTTTCCCACACAGTAGACAGGGATGTTTCCTGTAAAAGGTGGGAGAAGTTTATAGACGAGGTAACGCTTGGAGATAAGGACAAAGCAGACTTTTTGCAGCGTTCTCTAGGCTATTCCCTGCTGGGAATGAGTAATGAGGAGTGTATGTTTATCTTACATGGTAAAACCACTAGAAACGGTAAATCAACGCTCCTAAACACAATCGAGACAATGCTTGGGGACTATGCCCGTGTTGCTCCTGTAGGACTTATCTGCAAGGGCGACAGACAGCACAATCCCGAATCGGCGTCCCCTACCCTTGCGTCCTTAAAGGGTAAAAGGTTTGTCACTATGGCAGAGAGTAACGAGTACGGAAAGCTGGACGAGGAAAAGATAAAACAGCTTACAGGTGGTGAGGACATAACGGCTAGAGCGTTGTATCAGACAGCTACTACCTACAAGCCACAATTCACCCTATGGCTTTCCTGTAATGACCTGCCATCTGTCACGGATCAATCCCTGTTTGCGTCTGAGAGAATCAAGGTGATTGAGTTCAACAAACACTTTAAGCCGGAAGAGCAGGACGTGCACTTAAAAAGAGAACTCTGTAAGCAGGAGAACATGAGAGGGATATTCATGTGGCTTGTGAGAGGGTATATCAAGTACAAGGCAAACGGATTAAAAATGAGCGACAGTCTTAGGAGTGTAGTTGTCCAGTACAGGGAAAGTAATGATATGGTTTTGCAGTTCTTTAACGAACGCTGTGAGAGAGCAGAGGGAGAGAAGATTAAGGCAAAAGACCTGTATCAAGCTTTTAAGGTATGGGCGAAATCCAACGGGGAGTTTGTACTGTCGGCTAGAAAGTTTAATGCCGAAATGGATAGGCACTCTGACTTGTATGAGAGACGAGCCGTCTTACATGGGTTTCCGTTCTATTGGGGAATTAAATTAAGGTCGATTATTTAAGAAATTAAGTTATTGGGTGATAAAGGTGATAGTTTAGAGGTATTTGTGTAAAAGTCCTCTATAAGGAGTGATATATAGGAGAAGTTATACGCAAAAGTCGATTTTCACTCACCTTTATCACCCACATAAGAGAGGTACAATGAACATTAGTGCTTGTTTATCGTCCAAAACAAATGAGTGGGCGACACCTAGAGACTTCTTTGACAAGCTGGACAGCGAGTTCCATTTCACACTAGATCCTTGTGCTACAGCAGAAAATCATAAGTGTGATTTGTACTACACGAAAGAAGAGAACGGGTTGAGTAAGGACTGGGCAGGACACCGGGTGTTTTGCAATCCACCTTACGGGAGAGACATTGGTAACTGGGTTAAGTATGCCTACGAGCAGTCAAGAGAGAGAGAGAGAGACGCTAGTAGTAATGCTGATACCTGCAAGAACAGATACGAGATACTTTCACGACTACATATACGGGAAAGCAGAGATTAGATTCGTCAAAGGACGGCTTAAGTTCGGGGACGGGACAAGCCCTGCACCATTTCCGAGTATGGTTGTGATTTTCAGAGAGGAGAAGAGAAGATGGCGTTAAAGAGAAAGGATAAGCCGATAGGGCGTGTGAGAGATAACATTTCCCCAAGTGCGTTAAAACAAATGCCTAAACACGTCAAAAACAGCGGTGGTAGGAACTCACCCTTGATAGGTGATAATGGGTTGATGTTGGAGGAAGGGGACAACAGGAAGTTCATGACAATCAATCAAGAGCTGTTGTTCATGGAGAACATAGACTTGAATGACGCTGAGCAGGTAAAGGCTAGATTGGCTGAGTATTTTGACCTGTATGCTAGGTTTGATGTTAAACCAACGGTTGTAGGAATGGCTATTGCACTTAATGGACACCACAGGCAATGGCTATGGTCGGTAGTCCATGACGCACCTATTAGCGGTAAGGGAACTATGGAATCCTTGCCCCGTGATGTATCCGACCTAATCAAAAAAGCTTACTTTTCGCTTGAAAATTCGTGGGAAACTTACATGCAAAACGGAAAGATTAATCCGGTAGCTGGAATCTTCCTCGGAAAGAACAATTTTGCCTACAAGGATCAGACGGAACATATCGTCACACCTAACACCGGGCAGGACGAAATTAACACGGAGGAAATCAAGCAGCGTTATCTATCTGACAAATCAGACAATTAAACAAAACAGGGGGAGAAATCCTCCTGTTTTTGCGTTTACGACTTTCTGTATAACTCTAGGACGCACGAGAACATCGTTTTTAGCCAAATCTAGGCACGTTAGCACCTTTAGGCAGGAATTGTTCGTCTAAAATTCTAAAATCGATTCTAGGGGCATTTCCGTGCATTTTAGAGGCATACGACTTTTTGCCCTTAAATCTCAAACGACTTTCGACTTTGTGCCTTACGACTTTCCATGTTCGACTTTTTGTCTTACGACTTTCGACTTTCCAGCTTATTTTTGCAGTCTGAGTCTAACCGTCAATCGTAGGACGCTCGAGAACTCACTTATTTTGAACGCTAATGCCCCTCTACCTGTTTAGACTAATATTTATGCCCTAAAAAGCTAGAATCGATTTAAAGGGCATTTCCGTGCATTTTAAAGCCATGCAGTCTCGTTTCATGTTAAACAAATAGAATCACTTGAAAAGTGGGTGGGTGATAAAGGTGATAGTTTTAAGGGTTTTGCGTATAACTTTTATATATAGACACTCCTTATAGAGGACTTATACGCAAAAAGCTATTTTCACTCACCTTTATCACCCTTTTTATTAATAATATAAACATTTTACGACTTTTTAAGATTTTAAGAACGACTTTCGACTTTCGACTTTGTGTTCCGCCATGGAAAAATTTTTGGCAGATCGGGGCGATCCAGTTTTGGGTGGGAAATTTTGCATAAAAATGCATGAATGTATACATGTATATGCATGACTGTATACATGTATAGGCTGTATATGAGCACATGTACATGACAAGAAAAGCAGGGATATGCGTACATGTACAAACAACAAAAAAAGCTAGGGTATGCCCCTAGCCTTTTCTTTTTCCGATGGATCTTAAGTTAGTATCTTGTCTAATTACTCAGACGATGTAAAACGGTCTATCTTTTCTTTGACAGCATTATTTATAAAGGAATTTAAAGAAAGCCCGGCTTTTTCCGCTATGTCTTTAATCTTTTCTTTTTCACCCTTTGGGACACGAAATGCAATCGTTTCCACGGTATTTTTTAAATACTTTGAGTTAGCTTTCTTTTTTGCGTCTGTAAATCCTTGATACATGATAACACCCCCTTTTTCTCTTATATGATAGCATGTAAATCTAATGCATGTAAACATGTAATAATTGCACAAAATAATGCATGTATTCATGTAAAAGGTTGTTAATAATTAAAATAAAATGCATGTTGACATGTAGTTATATGCATGCTATCATGTAGTCAGAAACAAGAAAACAAGTCGCCCGGCAAGGGCAAGGAAGGTAGGAAGATATGAAATTCAGAACAACTAAGAAGGAAATAATGAACGGTTTTTGCAAGGTTATTGAAATCGGTTATGTAGATTTATGGGATTTGCTGCAATTTGAAAATCCCGTAGCCTATACATGCGGTGGTTATGGGTGGAACGCCAATATCTACGACATGGGCAAGGGTGTGGCAATCGTGACAGGATATAGACCATTTGGGAATATACATCCAGATTATAGAACTGTGGAAAAGTTCAATAAAAAGGCTAGACAGATTAGACAAGATTTGGACTGGGAAAAAGCAAAGGGGGAGATAGGAAAGTTATTAAAGGAATTTATTGAGGAGGTGACTAAGTAATGGAGACATGGGGAGCTTGGGAATTACTGGAAAAAGCAGGGCTGCAGAACCATTTCACAGAGTCGGGACTAGCTGGCTTGCTCGGATGGTTCGACGAGTCAATCGACGAGGAAGACGGGGAAAGTTACGATTTTGACCCCGTGCAAGTGTGCAAGGACTGGAAAGAATACGGGGTAGGGTGCAAAAGCACCTATGCCGACCTAAGAGAGGATTACAAGGACACTCTCAAGGACGACACACTCACGGACGAGGAGTACATAGAAAAGCTAGTCGAGGAATTGCAAGAAACGCAAACACAATGGATTTTTCCTTGGAACAAGAACATTATTTTGAGCACATTTTAAGGGGGAAATATGAAAATTAAAATTACAGAGAACAACAAGGAAAAGCTGGAAAATGCACTTGCACAGGCGAACGGCAAGGCACGGGAAAGACTGGCATACTTTGGGGATTTGGAAAATGCACTTAAAGATATTGACAGAAAATTTAATATTCCTAAGTGTCGGATGGACGGTTTAAAAATCCATGTAGACCTTAATTCCCAGTCCGTGCCACGGGCGTATAAATACAAGATGGAATCTACACAATTCACACTTGAATATGGCAAGAACGCCGTTTATTTGGTGGATTGTGAACGGGAACGGGTTGACGAACATTTCCGTTATCGTGTCGAGGTTTTCCCGGACGGTGTAAAAGAGGCGATTTTGGCAAAGTATGAAAAATTCTTTATGTGGTAAAAAGGGGGACAAAATGATTAGATACGAATTCAGAGACAGCACAGGTAAAAATTGGGTGAGGATTAGTAAACCACAGGCTAGAAAGCTTTACGACAGAGGGGAAAGTATTTGTATTTGTCCTTGTAAGTTAGAACCTTTTACACCTTGGCACGGTGAATTTATTACAGAGGTTGACAGGTGGGAAAAGGAAGGTTTTGACGAGTTAGTCAATGCTATAGAATTTTATAATTGTTATCACGAAATGGGAAAATATGCTAGCTTTTACAAAATGGAGGTTTAAACATGAAAAAGACCTATAGTTTGCGTGATTTGTATTTCGATTTTGCGTCAATTTTACCCCTTGTTAAATGGCTTGAAAGTAGGGGAAAGACCATGCAGCAATTCGAGAATTACGACAGCGGATTGGCTGACGATTACTATACTGAATTCTTGGATGAGTTGGAAAAGTGGGTTACTTTCTCACGGGATAGTGAGACAGGACGCTATATTGTGGAGGTGTAAAGATGGGACGTTTTGAACAATTATGCAATGAGTACAGGGAGAATAAAAGATTGATGGAGCAGTTGGGGCAGGATTGTGACAGATTGAAAGAGGAGATATTGGCTCTTATGGGTGACAAGGACACCTATTCAGAGGGTAGTAGTAAGGCTAGTTATAAGCTCATAAAGTCTAGCCGTTTTGATTCCGGTAGCTTTAAAGCCGACCATGAGGAGCTATATAAGGCTTACACAAAGGAAAGCACTTGCTATAGATTCACGGTTGCATAGGTGGGTGAGGTTTAGTATAATTTAAGAAAAGCAGAGAGGAGACTAAGAGATATGTGGTTAGTATATGCGATTGTTAGGGCATTTTTCCGGTTATTGTTCGGATTGGCTGACGATTATAAGTAAATTCCGTTCTGTCTTGCAGGTGTACCCCCTACGGGGGAAAGAATCCCGGCAAGACAGGGCGGGTGAGTGGCTTAAATATCCCCCAAAAATAAAAAGGCTAGTATTATTCATATACAGCACAAAAGGGTTGTCCATGAATAACATTAGCAATAGGCTATTAATAGCACTGTCTTAGGACGGTGCTTTTTTTTTTTATTTACAAGGAGAAATTATGGAACTGGTTGAGATTATCTATAAAAACCTATCAGACTATCAGAGTTACAAAGATCTCTACGACACCTGTAGATCCATTCTGTCTGAGGAACAGGCTGTAGCTGTGGACTATATGCGAAAACTCAATGAGAAGATTAAAGAGAGGCTGCAAGAGACAGAGGACAAAGAGGAAATGGTAAAGCTTTTTAGCTTACACAAGGCACTCCTCACAACTCTTGCACCTTTTGATTTTGAAAGCTATATCTATGCAATGGAATGGGACAGACCACTTAATAAGCAGTTCTACTATCCAAGAGAAAAGACTCTAAGACCTGTTGTAAAGTCCCTACAGAAGCTTGCAGATGACGAACTGGATTTACTTTGCATATCCATGCCACCCGGTGCTGGTAAGACTACACTTGCTATCTTTTTCTTAACATGGCTTGCAGGAAGAGAACCTAACGAGCCTATGCTGACAGGTTCTCACAGTAACTCATTTATACGGGGTGTCTATGACGAGTGTCTGAGAATGTTTGAGAAAACAGGGGAGTACAGGTGGACTGAGATTTTTCCACAGCTTGTCATATCCGGGACTAATGCTAAGGATTGCAGAATTGATATTGACAAGAGACAGAGATTTGAGACGCTGGAATTTACCTCTATTGGTACTGGTAATGCTGGACTCTACAGAGCGTCTACGCTACTGTACTGTGACGACTTGGTAAGCGGACTGGAAGTGGCGTTATCCAAGGAAAGACTGGACAAGCTGTGGGAAACCTACACTACTGACTTAAGACAGAGAAAGATTGGAGATAAGTGTAAGGAACTGCACATAGCTACTAGGTGGAGTGTGCACGATGTTATAGGACGCTTGCAGAGGGAATACGGGGATTCTGACAGGGCTGAGTTTATATCCCTAAGTGCCCTAGACGAGAATGAGGAGTCTAATTTTGACTATAAGTTCGGAGTGGGATTCACAACTAAGTTTTACCACGAGCAGAGGGAGATTATGGACGATGTGTCTTGGAGGGCACTCTACATGAATGAACCTATCGAGCGTGAGGGATTGCTTTATGCTGAAAATGAGTTGCAGAGGTACTTTGACTTGCCTATAGAAGAGCCGGACGCAATTATAGCTGTATGTGATACGAAAGACAGAGGCACGGATTACTGTGCTATGCCGATTATCTATCAGTACGGGCAAAGGTTTTTTGTAGAGGATTTTATCTGTGATAACAGTAATCCCGATGTGGTAGAATCTAGGATTGTTGAGAAGCTACTGAGACACCATGTGCAGTTTGCAAGGTTTGAGTCTAACTCAGCCGGGGGTAGGATTGCACAGAACATTCAAGAACGGGTGAAAGAGAAAGGTGGAATCACTAAGATTACGACAAAGTTCTCCACAGCCAACAAAGAGACTCGAATTATTATTGCGTCCGGGTATGTTAAGGACAACTTCTTGTTTAAGACTGAGAAAGCTTATGAGGGGAATAAGGACTACAAGAAGGCAATGGAGTTCTTATGTTCCTACACAATGGCTGGGAAGAACAAAAACGATGATATCCCCGACGCTGTGTCCATGGCTGTAGATTTCATAGACAGTTTTAGACAGGGAAAAGTCGAGGTTTTTCAGCGTCCTTGGTAAGAAAAGAACACTTGTTCAAAATTAAAAATTATGCTATAATAAAAGTCGACCGAAAATCCCATAATGTTTAAACCGAATGAGAGGAAATTGTGCTTTTAAGCAGGAAAGCATGATTTCCTCTTTTTATTTTGCAGAAAGGAGGGGAATTGGCGTTCAGCGGAAGAAAAATTATTACGTCTAATGCGAAGTCCATTACGAGAGATAATCTCTTAACGGTACTTACGGAAGCTAAGATGGTTCACACTTCCAACAAAGCGGAAATTGAATATCTGTACAAATACTACAAGGGTGACCAGCCTATCCTCTCTAGGACAAAAGAGGTTCGTCCCGATATTTGCAACAACATTGTAGTAAACCGGGCAAATGAGATTGTAGCGTTTAAGACAGGGTATCTCTGTGGAGAGCCTATCCAATACATAAACAGGAATGGTGAAGATAGCGTCACTAAGAACATTAATACTCTCAATGAGTATATGTTCTCTGAGGATAAGGCGAGCCAAGACGAGGAAATAGTGGAATGGGGAAATATTTGTGGTACTGCCTACAGACTGGTTTTGCCGGACGAGAAGGGCGAAGTAGACGAAGCACCTTTTGAAATGTACACGCTAGATCCTAGAGACGCGTTTGTAGTGTATCACAGCGGTATCGGAAATAAGCCGTTGATGGGTGTGATGGTAAGTCAAGACGAGAATAATGTTATTCACTACTCAATCTACACGGAGGACAAGTATTTCCATGTTGTAGAAATGAGTATAGCAGAGGAAAGTCCTCACACCATGGGTATGATTCCGATATTTGAATACCCGGCTAACAATGCGAGACTTGGTTCATTTGAGATTGTGCTACCACTACTGGACGCTATCAACAAGGTGGAGAGTAACAGGCTTGACGGTGTGGAACAGATTGTACAGGCGTTTATCAAGTTCATAAATTGCGATATTTCCAAAGAGGACTATGAGTCTTTCTTGAAAATGGGAGCGATTAAGGTGAAGTCGGTAGACGGAGCAAGTGCTGATGTTGGAATGGTTACCACAGAACTGAACCAAGACCAAACGCAGACACTATCCGATAACCTATATCAGACTGTGCTTACCATCTGTGGTATGCCGAATAGAAACGGTGGTACTTCCACCAGTGATACAGGAAGTGCCGTACTGCTAAGAGACGGCTGGTCGCTTGCAGAAGCAAGAGCCAAGGATTCAGAACACATTTTTAAACGAGCAGAGAAGCAAATGTTGAAGCTTGTTTTAAAAATATGCAACACGATGGGCGAGTTGGATTTAAAGCTGAGTGATATTTCTCTGAAATTCACAAGACGGAATTACGAGAACATTCAGAGTAAGTCACAGGTTTTAATCTCCATGTTACAGCAGGAGAAGATTCACCCGTTACTGGCGTTTTCAAGTTCGGGACTGTTTATAGATCCCGAAGAAGCTTACACGCTAAGTATGAAGTATTACGAGGAACAAAAATCGGCAGAGAAGCCTACTGAAACACAAGAATCGGAGAGAACCGAACAAACACAGGAAGGAATGGAAAATGGCAAAGATTGATGTATCTACTATCGAGGGTTACGAAGCATTATCGGTTGAGGAAAAGCTTAAAGCCTTGGAAAACCTAGACTTACCCGAAGAAAATCACAAAGGTTATGTAAGGAAAGAGGTTTTCGACAAGACTGCAAGTGAATTAGCCGGTTATAAGAAGCAGTTGCGAGAGAAGTTGTCCGAAGAGGAACAGAACAAGTTGGAGCAGGAGGAGAAGTTCACAGACCTAGAAGCTAAGTACAATAAGCTTTTAGAGGAGTCTACTCTGAGCAAGTATAAGACTAAGTTCCTGTCCCAAGGCTACGAAGAGAGTCTTGCAGAGGAAACGGCTAGAGCAATGCTGAAAGGTGATTATGACAAGGTATTTGAGAGCCAGCAGAAGCACCTAGAGTCGGTAGAGAAGAAGATTAAAGCCGATTTGTTGAAGGAAACAAGAAAGCCTGAAGGTGGACAGGGTACAAAGGGAATGACGCTGGAAACCTTACGGAACATGAGTTCACAGGAGAGATTCAAGTATTCGCAGGAGCACCCGGACGAATACAAGGCATTGTATGAAGAAGGAGAGAAAACATAATGGCAAATACCGTATATGATAATTTTTATCTAAGCAACGAAGTTGAGGATCTGTTCAAGTCTCACTTAGACCTGTTCCCGTTCTGTCAAGCCGATAACACCTTAGAGGGAACAGCAGGAATGAAGAGAATCATTAACGTCTACACTGCTACTGAGGGAACAGAGAAACTTGCGGTAACGCAGGGTAACACCAAGTCTATCGAGGTAGGTTTTTCTAAGAAGGAATACGAGATTGCACTGGCTCAGAATAGGTTCATTTACTATGACGAGCAGGCAATGAGAGATCCTAACGTTGTACCTGTAGGCTTACAGCAGATGGCTACAGATATGTTCAACACCGTAAACAAGGACATTTTTGCGGAGTTCAACAGGACGACTCAGACCGTAGCAGGTAGCGGAAAGGTTTTCGATGATTTCATTGACGCTGTAGCTACTCTGAATGTTGATGGAACGGACAACGATCCAGCAAAGCTTAGTCTTTTCGGATTTGTTTCCCCTAATACTATGGCGATTGTAAGAAAGGGACTGGGTGACCAGCTGAAGTATGTTGAGTCTTTCGCAAGAACAGGTTATGTAGGTACTGTCGGCGGTGTCCCCCTCTATGTTAAGAAGGACGCAAAGGACGGTGATGTGGTAATCGCTACACCTAGAGCCGTCACTGTATTTGTAAAGAAGGGTACAGAGGTCGAGCCTAAGAGAGATCCTAATACTCGTGAGAATGCAATTTACTCCCGTAAGTATTATATCGCTGCTCTTACCAATAAGACGCAGGCGGTAAAGATTACCGGATTGAAGTTACCGACCGCAACAGGAATTTAAATAGAAGGGGGTAGGCATGGGAATGACTAAAGACAATATGCTGACTGAGATTGAAAAACTCAGCCCGGGTATATTTGACGGTGGCATAAGTAGAAGTGAAGCCTACCCCTTTTTAGAAAATGCGAAACTGGCGATTCTGAACAGGCTTTACCCCTACGATAGCACACAGACTGAAATACCCGAAAGATATGAGTATCTGCAAATGCAGATTGCGATTTATCTGATAAACAAAGTCGGTGCAGAGGGCGAAAGCAATCATACAGAAGGAGGGATTTCAAGAACCTACGGTTCTAGCGGAATCCCGGAATCCTATCTGAGAGAGATTGTGCCTAGAGCAGGGGTGATTAAATGAGGTCGCTTTTACGGAACACCTATGAATTAACTCTCGAACACAAGCTTGACTACAGTCTCAACCGGAAGAAGGACAAAGATGGTAATTTCACAGGCGAAGTAGAAGCCTCTTACTCCAATTACAGATTCAGAGCACCTGTTGAACCTAGAAATTCTGTAGCACACGATGAATATTTTGCAAAAGACCTAGATTATAATTATGTGATTGTACTAGGTCGTGGCACTATAAAAGACCTTTGGGACAGACCTGTATTAGCAGAAATGCTTTTCTCCCCCGGAGATAGGATAACGGTATGCTGGAGAGGTGTGTCTCACATGAGTGTAATGGAAGTGACAGGGGTATCGTTCACGAAAAATGTAATAAGAATTGCTATTAAATCCTTGTTAAAGAAAGGCATTACATCATGACGTTGGACGCATATATCGAGAAGTTAAGATTGAAAAAGAAACACTACGATAATACTCCTGCCATGAGACAAGCCGTTGCGAAGCGGTTACAAAGTCTTATTGCACAAGGGTTTTCAAGTGCCATTGTGGACGGCGATACTGTATCTGACGTAGACGTTACATTCTCAGACGATGGGACAATCACAACGGTTTTAGCAACGGGAAAAGACGTTATCTTTATCGAGTTCGGAGCAGGAGTGTATTTCAACGGTTCGGTAGGTTCGTCTCCACACCCTAAAGGGTATGAGTTCGGATTTACAATCGGTTCTTATGGTAAAGGACGAGGTGGTAGAGAGACATGGGCTTACTACAATGACGGAAAAGTTCAATGGACACACGGAACAAAGGCTACCATGCCCGTGTTTAAAGCTTGTGAGATTATAAAGCTGGAACTACCAAAGATTATAAAAGAGGTGCTACAGAATGATTGACATTGAGAACGAGTTGATAACTGGGATTCAGACCAGTATCAAAAACAACAAATACCAAAGAATCTCTAGCACCGTTTCACCCGTGGTGGTTGCGGTGAATCCACAATTTACGAACTTAAAATCCGTTATCCATGTGAGACTGATTGACAATGTTTCTTATCAACCTACGGTTACCAGTGAAGAAGCTGAGAATCACGCTCTACTCACCTATGAGATTAATGTGTTCAACGTATTGGATCTAAGTGATTTGGGAGTGAAGGAAACGACAAAGCTTTATATGAAAATCACTGATGACTATATGTTATCTAAGGGTTTTACAAGATTAACTATGAGTTTTATACCAAACTACTCTGGTGATATGCACAGAATGGTAGCGAGGTATCAAGCAGTTGTATCTAAAGACAAAACAATTTTTAGGAGGTAAAAATGGCTATTAATACTTACAGAGTGTTTTTGATGAAGAAGGACACCGCAGGTGGTACTGGCACTTACAAGAAGCTTATCGACATTAAGACTTTCCCGGCTCTCGGTGGTGCACCAGAATTACTGGAAACCACTACCATGAGTGACAACATGAAAACCTATATCAACGGTATTCAAGGGGCGAGTGGCTTGGAGTTCGAGCACAACTATACCCTTACTGACTACAAGGCTTTAAAGGCATTGGAAGGTAAGGAATTGGAATTGGCAGTATGGTTTGGCGGTACAGGAGACGGAGCGAGCCTTGTTCCTACAGGATCTGACGGTAAGTTCAAGTTTAAGGGAACGCTGTCTGTATATGTAGATGGTGCAAACGTAAACGAGGTAGTAAAGATGAAAACTACTATCGCACCGTCCACACCTATCGAGCTGGAAGCTTAATTAAGAAAGGGGAGAGAAATGACTTTAAAATTTACCTATGAAGGAAAAGAGTATGTGTTGGAATACACAAGAAAGACCGTAAGAGAAATGGAAAGACGAGGACTGGTTATCGGTGAGGTTGGAGATAAGCCTATGACCACTCTCCCCATGTTATTCAGTGGTGCTTTCTTGGCTCACCACAGATATGTGAAGCAGGAAACCATTGACGAGATTTTTGACAAGCTGGGTAACAAGGAAGATTTAATCGGAAAGCTTGCAGAAATGTACAATGCTCCAATCATGGCGATGGTTGATGATTCCGACCAAAAGGGAAAAGTGAAGTGGACAGTGGATTAGACAGTCCATTGTCCGATAGTAGAAACGGAGAAGAGGGGGGTGGCGAGTCTGTCCCCCTTTTACCTTACACGAAAGTGTTTGACGAAGCTTTTCCGTTTTATTTGTCTATAGGCATGAGTAGTGAAGAATACTGGAACGGAGAATCGTCTCTAGTGATTCCCTACAGAAAAGCCCATCAATTAAAGCAGAAACAACAGAATTATAACGCATGGTTGCAAGGAATGTATTTCTATGACGCATTGACTAGAGTTGCCCCTATTTTTAATGCATTTGCGAAAGAGGGTTCTCGTACAGAACCTTACCTCGAAGAACCTTATCCTATCACACGAGAGGACAAGGACGAACAGGAGAGAAGAAAGAACGAGAGAATCAGACGGGAGCAGTTGGAGCATTTCAAGGCAATGGTAGCTAATTTTAATAAGGAGAAACAATAATGGCTGAAATTGATTCCTTACAAGTGAAAATTGAAGTGGATTCTAAACAGGCTGTGGACGGTGTTCAACAGCTTGTTTCCACACTTGAAAAATTAAAGAAAGCCACGAGTAATGTTAAGGCGACAAAGACTGTAAATGCTATTAACAAGATTGCAGACGCAGTAAAGAAAATGCCTAAAATGACCAAAGTGGCAACATTAAGTGAGTTAAGTAAGGCTCTCTCCAGTATTCCCTCAAATATCAAGTTCCCGTCCAACATGGCAGGGCAGCTCGATAAGCTTAATGCGTCTTTGGGTAAAATATCTCAGACGAATATCAACAAGTTACAGCAGATCGGGACGGCTTTTTCTACCATAAACACAAACAGTAAGGCTAAAATCCCAAGCTTAAATGTTAGGGAGAAAAGCACCGGGAATAGAACGGGGTATAAGAGACATGATGTAGTAAAAGAGTTACTAAACGCAGGGGCAGTCCTGCACATGATTCAATCCGGGACTGACATATTACACGGGTTTATCAATAAGAGCATGGAATACACTGAGGACTTAAACCTCTTTACAGCGTCCATGGGAGAATACGCTAAGAGTGCTAAAGATTACGCCGACAAAGTTTCCCGTGTTATGGGCATTGATCCTGCTCAGTGGTTGAGGGCACAGGGTATATTCCAAACTATAACAGAGGGATTCGGAGTTGCGAGCGATAGAGCGATTATCATGAGTAGAAACCTAACTCAGTTAGGGTACGACCTGTCGTCTTTTGCAAATATCTCTGTTGAGTTAGCTATGGATAAGTTGACCAGTGGTATTTCCGGTGAACTAGAGCCTTTGAGAAAACTCGGTTACGATTTGTCCATGGCTAGATTAAAAGCAGAAGCGTTAGCACTGGGTATCAATAAAACCTTTAATGAAATGACACAGGCTGAGAAAGCACAGCTACGATATGTTGCAATTCTTAAACAGGTTACCGTTGCACAGGGTGACATGGCGAGAACACTCGATACCCCGGCTAACCAAATGAGAATCTTTTCGGCAACCGTTACACAGGCAGGGCGAGCGATAGGTAATATTTTAATACCTATGCTCAATGCTATTCTTCCTTATGCTATTGCTGCAATGAAAATAATTCGGGCATTGGCTGACACAATCGCCAGTCTTTTCGGATTCAAGCTACCAAAGGTTGATTATAGCGGAGTCACCAAAGGTGCGAAAGCTATGGGAGGACTCGCTGACAATGCAGGAAAAGCTGGTGGAAAGTTAAAGGGTGCAAGCGATGAGGCTAAGAAGCTAAAGAACAATCTACTGGGAATTGACGAACTCAACATTATCCCACAGCAGGACACACCAAAAGGCGGTGGAGGTGCTGGCGGTGGAGGTAGTGGAGACTTAGGACTCGGAGACGGGTTCGATTTTAAGCTGCCCGAATATGATTTCTTAAAAGGACTTACTGACGGAAAAGTTAGTAAGGCACTCGATAATATCAAGAACTCCGCAAAGAAACTAGCACCTGTCCTTGGTGCACTAGGAATGGCATTTGCAGGGGTAAAGCTACTGGATTTCATTGCAGGACTACTGGGGGTTAAATCCCTGTTGCCAGCACTAGGACTAGCAAGCTGGGCGAGCATTGCAGGAGGAATGTTATTATTCCTAGGTGGTGCTATCCTGTACGCGAGTGGTGCTGTGGACGCGATTATGAACGGAATGAATTGGAAAAACCTTGTAAAAATGTTAGCAGGTATGGCAGGAATGATTGGTGGAATATATCTAGTAATAAAACCTCTATCTAGCACTCTAGCACCTATGGTGGCAGGACTCACTGCTGTTGCTACAGGATTTACGCTCCTGTGGATTTCACTACGAGATATGAGAGAACACGGGGTAAATGCTATAAACATTCTCGGAGGTAGTGCCGGACTAATCGCCCTTGTGGGAGGACTGGTTGTAGCCATGAAGAGTTTACCCATTGTCATTGCAGGGTTCAACATTTCCCCAATCATTGCACCTCTCGCAGGATTCCTAGGGGCGTTGCAGTTAGTGAAGAGTGCTTTGTTTGACATGAGTCAAAACGGAATGACCTTTGAAAACACAGCCTTACTCATTGTGGCTGGCGTTACAGCAGTTACTACAGCGGTGTGGGCATTAACGGCAGCTCTTGCAGTCAATCCTATCTTTATGGCTGTAACAGCGGTTGCTATGATTGCTGGACTTGCTCTAGCATTTACTGGATTGAATGAGGAAATGCGAAAAGCCGGGGAAGAGTCCTATAAGAATAGTGACCACTTTAAGGCTATGGAGCAGAGTATTAAAGAGTCTGAGGACAGAATGAAAACAGCCACAGACGCCACTGACAGTCTGAAAAAATCACTTAGCGAATTGTCAAGTGTGCAAATGGACGGTAATATCGCACAGCAGTTAGTTGATGATATCATGACTCTTAATGACAAAGCTGTTCTTACCTCTGAGGAAATTGCCACAATGAAGTGGAAAGCTGAACAGCTTAACGAGATTACCAATGGCAAGGTAAATATTGAGTTTGACGAAACCACTAATCGAGTTAAACAGACGAGAGAAGAGGTTGAAAAGCTGATTGAAGCCTATAAGCAGGAGTCTGAGACTAAGGCTTTGCAGGAGATTTACACAGAAGCATTAAAAGCTCAGTACCAAGCACAGATGGACTATAACAATGAGATTAAAAAGGCGAAAGACTACAATGCAGACCTTGTAAAGGTTAGGGAAGAGTTATCCACAATCAACAAGAGTGACCGCAATCACTATTTTGAAGTCCTCGCCAAAGAGAAAGAAATTACAGTGGCGAGAGATAGGGCTGTGGAATCCGCTAAAGCACAGGTCGAAGCAATCAAGGAATCTCAGACTGCAATCACCACCGTAGGTGATAAAATCACCGATGTTATGTTAAACGGTTCAAGTGCTACTGACGGATTGACTAAAAGTGTTCAGAATATGCAAACAGAGGTCGATAAGGTAGCTACCGGAATGACCGAAAACGGTAAGAATATCGCAGAAGGACTACAGAAAGGAATTGACGAAAATCTAAACGGTGGTAAGACCAAGAGTATCTGGCAGACCATGTTGGAGGGATTCCAGAGAATCTGTGGTATTCACTCCCCGTCTAGGGTGTTCATGGGGTACGGTAACAATATCTCTGAGGGACTTATTCTCGGTATCTCTGACTCATCTGTAGATCCTACAGAAGCTATCAAGGCACTTGCTACCAAAGTTTGTATCAAATTCGCAGAGATTGCCAACCTTGATAAGTTTAAGACCTTTGCTACTGATACCATCACAGGATTTAAGAAGGGAATCGAGGAAGGTTACACTAATGCTCAGTCGGCTGTGTCTACTTGGGTGCAGGGTATCAAGTCTTGGTTCACTGACTCTGAGGGTATCAATGCGACCACTTTCGGAACATTCGCAAGTAATGTAATCACTGGTTTTAAAGAGAAAATCACCACGCACCACACAGACAGCAAGTCCAGTATTTTATCGTGGGCGACTGGTGTGAAAGATTGGTTTGTAAAAGACGGCGGTGCTAGTAAGGAAACCTTTGGCGGTTACGCAAAGGACGTTGTGGACGGATTCAAGGATAAGATTGAAAGTGTAAAGAGCACTGTTAAGGATAAGATGGTATCTTTAGCAAACTATGTTAAGGATAATTTCAAAAATCCAAACGGTGTAAGTCTTAAATCTACATTTGAGAGCATTGGACACGATGTTATGGAGGGATTCAAAGCAGGACTGGAAAAGGCTAAGAGAGTTGTAGGAGACGCTGTAGATACTGTAACAACTTTTGTTACTAGAAAAGCGAAGAAAGGCTTAGAGGTGAACTCACCTTCTAGGGTATTCAAGCGAATCGGTTATAGCGTAACAGAGGGACTGGCACTTGGTATCAGCACCACTACCCCGGACGTGCTAAAGACCATTGATGTTTTAACGTCTGAAATGGGAAAAGCTGATCCTACGGTGTCCTACACCGTTGATACTAGCAATGTAAAAATGAACGATGATTTGTCTTTCATGGGAGTACAGAATCCGACAGTCACCAAGCAAACAGAAGTCGCTGTAGGTGGATTCAAGGAAGGTATGGCTGAGTTTTACAAGGAATACTTAGAGCCTACCATGCGAGAAATGGCTGTGGACGTTAAGAGACAGGCTAACAAGAAAGAAGAAACAATCGTTCAGATTGGTAACAGAACGGTGCATGATGTAGTGACCGAACAGAGAAACGCTAACGGATATAGTTTTGTAACAGAGAGGTAAACCATGGCATATATCACAATTAATGGGTATCAACTCCCCCCTTGTAAGAGGGGGGTAGAGATTATCACAAGCACCACAGTGGACAGTGGTAGAAATGCTAATGCACAGGTGGTGGCGCAAAGAGTCGGTCGTGACCAGTACAAAATCAACAACATTGTATTCCCGTGGTTATCGGCTGAGACATGGCAAAAGATTCTTTCTATCCTTAATAATTTCTTTGTCACAGTCTCTTTCCAAGATCCCGTAGACGGTAGCACAAAGACGCTTAAAATGTACGTTGGAGACAGGAGCGGACAGGTTTATTACGTTGATAAAAACGGCAAACCGTTGTATTATAGAGATTGTAAGTTCAATCTGATTGACACGGGGGAATGATATGCAGACTGTATCTAGGGAATACAAAAAACGCATACGTGACCAGTTGAGAAACACTGGGTACATGATGATTTCTTTCGGTGTTATCAATCAGAAAGCACAATCGAACGCGAAGCTGGGATCCCACGGAGTCTACCACCCGTTGACGATTGAGAAAGAACTATACAAACTCTTTTCACAAGAGGACGGAATAACCACTGTGTATGAAGCACTGGAAGAAGATTTCACCCCGGTAGACGGGAGTTATCTATTTCCACCAAGGGAAGGGCAAGTTGCGAATTACACAGGAATTACAAGTAAAGATATGATATCAAATGGAGTCTTTAGACTAGAGGTAAATCTAGGCGAGACTCCATTTTCATTTAAAGGATTTACGATTGATTTCGGGGAAAACTACCCCAAAAGAATCAAGCTTGAAACTGACACAGGAACGGTGGTCGAGGACACGGTGACAGGAAGTGTTTATAAAACAGAACAAGTGTTCAAAGAAGTAAAGAAAATCATTATCACTGTGTTGGAAATGGTAAAGCCTAACAGTAGAGTGAGGATTCGCTCAATCCTTATTGGTTACGGATTGCTCTACACGAATACGCATATTATTGATTCCTCACTGGAATCCCATTCGTCCCCCATAGGGGCAGAGTGCCCTCAGATTGATTTTGCGGTAACACTCAACAATCGAGACAGGTACTTTGATGTAGACAATCCTAATTCGGTTGTAAATTTCCTAGAGATAGGACAGGAACTGACAGTATTCTATGGCTATAACCTAGGTTCTGAGATTGAGTGGGTGAAAGGTGCAACGCTTGAATGTAGCGCATGGGAATCCGATGAACATATTGCTAGAATCAAAGCTGTGGACAAGTTCAGAAGATGGGATACTATCTACGAGGACGAGTCCGACAGTGATGTACAGCAACGGGTTATAGTCAAGCTTGGTAAAATTATGAGAACCATCGGCATGACTGAGGACGATTTAATCTTAGATCCGTATTTCAAAAACCGTGATTTGGTAATGTACGCACCTGTACCAAAGGTTAAGGTAAGAGAAGCATTACAGCTTATCGCCAATGCTAACCGGGCGATTTTGTTTATAAACAGGGACGGTAAACTGGGATTTAAAACAAGATATAAACCTACGGTATCAATTATAAGTCAAGGTGACGTATCTTGGAGTAATGTTCGGAATACGTTGAACAACAAAAGAGAACTGGTGGAATACGCAGTATTGGGAACAGATTCCGTAGCTGTGGACGGACACGCTTTATTTTATCCTAGAAGTGCGAATCTCGTTAAGAGAGCTGATACAGGTTTTGTAGGAAAGAACGGGGTAGTAACTCTTGTCCTTAACGCTGAGAGAAAGTATTACGGAGTAAAGTTAGAATTCGGAGACACACTACCGTATATGGTACAGGTGATGGGACTCGATTCCAACGGTGATATAGCAGATATTGCTGTCGAGCGAGAGATTACTAAGCACATGGTTATTCCGTTGGATTTCAAGCCATTTTCAAGGCTGAGTGTATGGTTTTTAGGTGGTGATAATCAGCTAGTCACTCTGAATAGCATAGAACTGGGAGACGAAACGGATTTCACCATTGGTAAATGGGATATGCTCAGTAGTCCAAAGGCTATCAAGCAGGAGCAGGTAAAGGACATTGTAATTAAATGCTACAAATATCAAGAAGATCCGTATCTCTTTGAGACAGTCAATCTTTTAAACGGTGAACAGGACGTTGTGGCTGGGACTACAACCATCATATCTACTAAGGATTGCTGTAGGAGTGTAATCATTCCAGCTGAAAACCAAGAATGGGTGGAGCTTGTAAGTAGTAGTTATTTCTCAAAGACCTTGCGATTCAAAAAGACTGGTAGGGTGAGACTCGACATAACGACCAAGCGAGTGCCCTACACTCTGATGGAGATTACCAAGAACATTAATCGAGAGGGCAAGACTGTTACCATAGATAATCCATTGGTAAGCACAGTACAGCAAGCACAAGACCTAGCAAACTGGATAGCTGAGTATTACAAAGTTAAAGTTGCCTATGAGTATGACACGAGAGGATTCCCGGAACTCGATGTAACCGACTATATTTTCCAAGAAAACGATTTCGAGGAAGATATGCAATCAGAAGTAATAGGCACAACGCTTACATTCAACGGAGCATGGCGAGGTAAGATAAAAGCTAGGAGAAGGGAGAAGTAATGGCTGAATGGCAAACACCGAAAACAGACTGGCACGGTGAAAGAGATTCTAAAGGTGTGTATACAGGTGATAGATTCAATGCAAAGGATTTCAACAGAATCCATCAAAACATTGCACACTTACGAGAACTGGCAGACGCACTATATAGCGACCTTCCCACCCTAGCAATTATCAAAACTGCACAGGTTGGGGATGTCGTGTATGCAGATGAAATAAATCAGATAGAGAGTAATTTCGAGAGATTGCAGCGTGCCACTTTTGAGATAGATTACGGGGACACACCGGAATATCATGATAACTCACCGTTTATTGACTACAGAGAGTTAAACAGGTTAGAGGGAGCAATCCTTGATACCTATAACCGATTACAGAATCAGTACCAAGGAAGAAGAACATTTTCTTGGGCGTTTGGAACTAAAGGGGGTGAACTATAATGAGTTTTCAGCTACTACCTACCGATTACAAGGACATAAGCTTTACCGGGAATAGGAAGTATAACAAGATTCAAAATGACGATGGGACAATCTCATTTCAAGACGTGACCGTTTATCAGAACAGAGATAAGGCTTTCTTTGGTGCTGATACGGCAAACAAAATGAACGAAGCCTTAAATACCATCATGACTGCACTGGAACACGGCACGGATTTGTACGGAGAGTTTCAGAAGTTCTTTGAGAAGCAAAAAGGCGAGTTCAGAAAGGGTGCTGACGCCAACTTGGACGAACTAAAGGTTATCATGGAAACCTATCAAAATAAGCAAAAGCTTATCTTTGAGACTTGGTTTGACCTAGTAAAGAATAATCTATCCTCTACTCCTGTAGGTAATTTACAGAACGAAATGGAAGAGGTAAAGACCGATAACGAGCGTCTCATGAAAACCTTTAATGAAGTAATTGTAACGATTTCTGCTAGTGGGTGGACAAACACAGCACCGTATAGCAACAAGGTGACTGTTGCAGGGGTGACTAACGAGGACGACATTATCCTTGGTAAAGCCACCGACAAGAACTCTACAGCCGAACAGGTTGAGTTATGGGGAGAGTTAAGTTCTCTCATTTCCTCGGCGGTAGTCGGCACAGGGTATGTAACTTTCTACAGTGCTACAGAAAGACCTACACAGGATTTCAAGGTTAAATTAAAGGGG